CTCCGGGGGCGTCAACCCCCGGGAGTATAGCCCATATCAAACGTGCTCGTAATGCAAGCCCTGCTCCTTGCGCTCAAGGATCCGGCGCACCTTGTGGCGGTTCATGTCCCGGGCGTTGGCGTGGAGCGAGCGCACCTGGGTCGCGATCTTCTGGTGCCCCAGGCCGCGGTCGGACAGGCGCTGGATCGTGCGGATCACGCGCTGCTCGTCGGGCACCGGCTCCAGGCGCACGCGGCCGTTGTTCCCGTGGCGCTCGCGCACCTTCCGGTAGCCGTAGGGCACGCTTCCGCCGATGCTGTAGCCCCGGGTGGCCCAGTCGACCTTGCCGTCGGCGAAGCGGTCCTTGATCAGGCCGTGCTCCAGCTCGGCCACGGCCGAGAGCACCATGAGCATGATCTGGTTGGTCATCTGGTTCATGTCGAACTTCGCCCGCAGGCCCTTGGCCCCGCTCGCGCGCGGGTAGACGATGGGCACGTCCCCGAACTGCTCGCAGAAGAACAGGGTCACGTTGCTCTCCTGGAGCTGGGGGATGATCTGCAGCAGGTCATGGGTGGAGCGCGAGAGCCGGTCGAGGCGCGTCGAGATGACGATGTCCCACTCCTCCAGGGCCATGGTCAGGGCATGGGAACCCGGGCGCTCGGAGATGCCGACCTTGCCCGAGACGCCCTCGTCGATGAAGAAGCCATCGACCTCGCGGTTGTACTTCTCCCGCACGAACTCCTCGATGTGGCGCTTCTGGAGCTCGATGCTCACCCCGTGGCGCGCCTGCTCGACGGTCGAGACCCGGCAGTAGCCGTAGATCTTGTTGATGCGCTTCCCGGGCTCGATCATTTCACACCCCCGCGGAATCCATAGTCCGCGAGCTCGCCGTGGAGACGCTCCCAGTTAATATCGAGGGGCTTGAAGCCATCGCCGCGGTCGGCGAAGAGGGTCATGCCGTTCTTCTTGATCTCGACGGCGCGGTAGTTCTTGGGCGCGCCGTCGAAGACGATCTCCAGGTCGTGGAGCCGGCAGGTGCGGCGCACCCGGTTGTAAAATTGCTTCTTCCTTGCAGCGCTCATAGGGACCTCCTCTCAATGCGCAAGCGCAGTATAGAGGGCTCCGTGTCGATGTGCAAGTGTGTGTGTTACTGGCCCGCTCGGCGCACGGCCTTGGCTGCTGCGGCGCCCGCCCCGGGGAGGAGGCTCGCCACGTCGAAGATGTCCAGCCCGGCCATGAGATCCTGCATGACCGTCGTCGGGTCGCCCTGGCCAGTGGTCTGGAGCCACTCGCCAACGCCCTGGGCCATGTCCAGGCGCTGCAGGGCGCGCTGGAGGGCGTCCATCTCGCTTGGGCGGTCCTCCAGGAAGTAATCGCCCGCCGTCGCAAGACCATAGAGATCCTGAAGGGGCTCAATCTTCGGCTGGCGGGCAATATCGGCCAGCTGCATGAGCCGCGCGAGCTCCTGGCTGAGGCGCTCGGACGCGCGGGCATCATACTCGCCGAACATAGCCCCGGCGGTCTCTTCCCCATCCTGGTAGAACGGGCTCAGGCCGCGATCGATGCGATCCATGGCGTGGGCCCGGGCCTTCTCGATGATCGCCTGGGGCGGACGCTCGCGCCCAAGATCCATGTTCGCGATTGTTTCGATCTCATCCCGGGTCAAGGTCGGAACCAGAAGCGGGTAGAAGCCCTCCTCCGAGCCCGGCTGGCCCACCGAGACCTCGGTCATGGTGCGGCCGGAGACGTTATTCCGGATCGGACCCAAGAAGCCGCGCTCAGACTTGATCGAGCCATCGAGGCGGCGCATGTAGTCCGGGACGTCTTCCTGCCCAGCCTGGGTAGCGCCCGCCGCGCCTGCGCCGAGGACCGCCGCAAGGGGCTTGCGCACGTCGGTCGCCGACATGCGGGCAGCGAGCTCGTCGAAGTTGTTCTCCAGGGCCTCGTCGTTCCGGCGGACGATGTTGATCAGGTTCTCGTCGAAGATGACGTAGTTGCGCGGCGCGTCCGGGCTCGTCTTGCCCTCCTTCGTGCGCACAGAGCTGTAGCGGATCCCGGGCACACCGTACTGGCCCCACATCATGCTGTTGACCTCGGGGTCCTTCCCGAACAGGTAGTAGGCCTCCAGGCCCTTCAGCTGCCCGCTCTCGATGCGCTTCTGGAGCTCGGGTGGTGCATTCTGCTTCACCACCTGCTGCACGACCTCGGGCTGCTGGTCGAGGGGCAGGTCCCACTCGATGAAGCTGCCCTCGGGCACCTCGACCTCGTAGAGAAACCCGAGCTCGTTGGCGATCTTGTCGAGCTCGGCCACCGCCGGGTCATTCGCGGCATCGTAGCGCTTAGCCAGATCCCCGCGCTTCAAGGCAACCATGGCCGCGTTGTGGACGTTATCAAAGCCCAGGTAGTCGGCATCCCGGAGCGCGCTCAGGAAGCGGGTCTCGGCCTCGCCGAAAACGCCCTCGTCGATCATGTCATCGAGCTCGCTCGCGCTTACCCCGGGTACCAGGCCCTGGTCCTCTATGCCCTGGATCATTTTCTTGTTCGCCAGGCCACGCTTATAAGTGCCGGCGATATCCGGGGCCTCGGTGAAGTACAGGCCATAGCCAAAGGCCTGGTTACCGGTGCCCGTGCCCACGCTCTGCATGCTCGGGCGCGCGAACTTCGCCGACGAGCCCTGGAACAGGCGCTGGGTCGGGCGGCCAATAGCCCGAGCCAGGGTGCCAAAGCCGGCGGCTTCGGCCTCCTCGGGGGCCATGGCGGCGCCCAGAAGACCAGCGCCGATAGCTGCGGGGCCTAGGCCCGCCATGAGATTCGGGGAATCGACCTGATCAGGGTCAAAGGCGGCGGTCGGCGAGCGGGCGACGCTGGGGTCGAAGATCGTATAGACCTCGTAGTCGTCAACGGCGCGGTCGCCGATCGTGGAGTCCAGGAGCTCCTTAGGCTCCATCCCGTACTGGGGGGCGATCATCTCGGCCGAGCGCTTCGCTGCCTGGTAATTCGGGCCCACGTCGCTGATCCCGGTGAACTTCATCCCCGGGTAGCCCATCTCGCGCACCTGGCGCGCGATCTCGTTGGTGGTCCCGGAGACGTCTTCAAGGATCCTGTCGTAATCAGGGCTGTAAAGGTCCCCGACGGCCTCGTCCCAGTTCCCGCTCCCGATAAATGTCGGGAACTTGGAGTCATCCACCAGGAACTCGTACATCGTGCCCGCGTTCTCGACCCCCGGTGGAACGTAGGTGTTCGCGAGCACCGGCTCCGGGGTCATCCAAACCCCGCTCCCGGAGCGTCCAAACCGTCCGGCGTCAGGGTCGAGCTGCGTGGCCGTCGCGAGCTCGGGGCTGCCGGCGTGAAAAAGGCGCTGCCGCTTGCCTTGGCGATAGGCCCGTTCACGGCGAATATCGGGGTTCATGGAGAGCTCGTCGCCCATGATCTTCTGGACCGTCGACTCCGGGTAGCCCTTCGCCCGCAGGTCCTCAAGCCTGGCCGCGTTTATGGCGTCCTGCTCGGCCTGGGTCAGGGGGATGTAGTTATCGCCCTTGACGGAGCGCATAACCATCACGGGGATCTGCTCCTCCCCGAGGTTCCGGGCAGCGATCGTGCGGTGAAGTCCTTCCTGGCCGCCGCGCTTGTAGTCCAGGAACGGGACCTGGAAGTCTGCGCCCTGATCAAGCAGGTCCTGGATCCCCTGGAGGTACTCCATGTCCTGGGTGCGGCTTCGGACGACGTTATCGAAGTCGGCCTCTCCGGGGGACTGGCGGGACAGGATCCTCGACGCCTCGGTGATGTACTCGTCGGGGGACATCATCACCAGCTCGGGGATGAGGTCCTTTTCCAGGATCTGGTAGAAGGGTTGGTCGACGAAGTTGAGGATGTTCGGAATCGCCCCGATTGCCTTGGGGTTGTCCGCGGAGAAGGTCAGGCGCGGAGGCGCGCGATCCGGGAGCGCCGGCGGCATCTCGCCGCGCACGACCCGCTCGGCAGCTTCCCGCGACATGCCTGCCTCCATCAAGCGGGCGATCGCCCTAGACACCGCGCCGCCGAGAGCCATGCCGGGCGCCATGAGCGGAGCCGCCTGGGCCTCTTCCTGGAGCAGGGCCTCGATACCGACGGCAGCGCCCGCGCCACCGCCGAGGATCTTGCGGAGGAGCTCCGGGGTGATACGGCCAGCCTTCGCGCCCATCTGCATGGAGCGCAGGTCCGTGTCTCGCGGGCTCAGAGGATCCGGGATGCTCCGGGCCTCGACGATATCCGGCAGGAGCTCAAAGACGTTGATGTCCTCCTTGAGCACGCCGACGCCCTCCCCGGGCACCGCGTAGGGGTAGCTCGGGTGGGTCGAGAAATCCATCTCCAAATCGGTAAGGATGCGCCCCACGTTCTGCACGCCGCCTTGCTGAGCATCAAGCTGAGCAGGATCGGCCACCGCAAGGCGCGCCTCGCCAATGGACAGGCCGCCGCGGTCTCGGAACTCCACGTCCATGACGTTTTTCGCCGCCTTGCGAGCTTTGTCAGGGGCCCCCCGGAAAACGTCAATCGCGTCAGGGCTGTCGATGCCAGGCCAGTCGGGGATGATCCTCTTGAGCTTAGAGTCCAGGCTGCGCTTGGTTTTCTTGTTCATGCTGTCCCGGGCAAAGGACAGCATAGTCTCGCCGGTCATGGTCGCGAAGTCCCCGCCCGTGGGCGCCATGCGCCAGGGCAGGAAGATCGGATCCCGGCCGGTATTTGCCTTGGCCATTTGGGCAGCCGAGAAGATATCCGAGGCCTGCGCCTTGCCCGAGGCCCAGACCTGCCCGGGGTTGTAATCGAACATGAAGTCCTGGCCGCCGCGCAGGTTCACGGGCTCGCTGAGCGGGAGCCCGCGGATGTCCGTGAGCAGCCCGCCGGCAGCGGTGCGGTCAGACATGGAGGTGACGAACGGGTGGCCCTCAAAGTCCGCGATACTGACCTGGGGACGATCAAGGGGGCGCGGCTCCACGGCAACCTCAAGGTTCTGGAGGCGCTCCTGCTCCTTCTTGCGCGGGTCGAAGCGCGGGTCGAACTCGTCGCCGATGCGGCGAATCTGCTTCGCCGCGCCTTTGATCAAGGTTCCGATTCCAGCCATCAGGCAGCGGTCTCCAGGTTCGCGACGACCAGGGGCACGAGGATCTTCCGGATCTCGCTCGTGACCTCGCCGCCTTCGGCCTTCCCTTGGATCACCCGGCGCACATCCAGCGGATCGAAGATCGCCGCCACCGCGCCGAGGACCGGGTCGTCCGCAATATAACCCGAATAGCCCTTGTCGGCGATAAGGCGCTCAAGGCTGGTCATGCGCTCTTCCTTGGACATGCCGGTCATGAGCTTCCGCAGCCCGTCCGGGTCCTTGCCCATGGGGTACAAGAGCTCGCCCTGGATCTGGACCTCGTGCTTGATGGGCCCGAGGCCAGGCTCGCGCTGGTAGGGGTTATTCAGGCTCTCGATCCCGTAGTAGGACCGCTTCGGCGCGTCGGCGCTGGAGAGGCGGTTAAACTCCCTCGTGGTGCGCTTCGACAGCCCGGTGCCGAACATCTCCGGGTCGATGCGCGAGAGCTCCCGGGGCGCGTAATGCACCAGGGTCACCACCCCCGTCTCGGGATCCACCGCGCCTTGCACAGGCGTATCGCCGCGCCTGACCTCGTCCATGAAGCGCTTCACTCGGTCCTGGTTGATCTCCAGCCCCTCCTCGCTCGCCCAGCGGGGCATGAGCCCGGTCTTCTGGTCGGCGAAGATCGTATCCTCGATGCTGGCGGTGCGGTTGCGCTCCCCATAGGGGCCATAGTTGAGCCAGCTGTTCTGGCCCCGGAGCTCAGAGGCCGCAGCCCGGCGCGCCACCGGGGAGTACATCCCGGCATGGGTCTGGAAGGCCATCTCCTCCCCGGAGCCGCGGAAGCCCGCCCCCGAGGGGCCATGGCCGAACACGTCATGCACGGCCCGGAACAGGTCGTTGGCCAGCATAGGCTCGCCGTCGAGGGTAAACGGGGTCTGCTCCAGCATCGGGTTCAGGGCGACATCGAAGTCCTCGTTCGACCCGTAGCCCGAGCGCGTGGGGAACACCCCCAGGCGCTTGTTCACCGCCATGTCGGCCAGGGCCAGGTAGGGGCTCTTCGCATAGGGGTCCTGGGGGCCGATGAAGTAGGGCTTGAACCCGGCGGAGAGCAGGCTCTCGTACTGGCCTGTGGTCTCGTCAATCAGGGCCCGATAGGAGCGCGCCGTATCGGGATCGGTCGGGGTGTGGGCCATGACGTCATATTCCCGGGCAATGCGCGCGGCACGCTCGGGGTTGAACGCCGGGAAACGCAAAACCTTTCGCAGGGGAATACCAGAGCGCTCCGAGTAGGCCCGGGCGGCGGCCAGCACCTCAGGATTAGGCCCCAGGGAGACAATCCCCACCCCGGGGATATCCGGCGGCCTGGGGGCCCCGGGAAGGCGCTGGGCGCCTAGGGCGAGCTCGTAAGGCGCGGTGCCCTCGGGTTCACGCATGCGACGCATCCGTGAAAGCTCAGCCAAGCGCGCGGCCTCGGCGGCGATGTCCTCGTCGGCACCGCGCAGGGAGCGCAGCAGGCGCTCGGCGGTCTCAAGGGCTGTCTGGGTTGCGGCTCTCCGGGGACTCTTCGCCATCATCAGGCCCGTAGGTTGTCCAGTTCTCCAGGAGGATATTAAACCATTCCTCCAGCAAAACCACACAGGTCCTGTCCGGATCCTCGGGGAGGTCCCGGGCGATGGCGTAGAGCGGGAGCGTGACGCGGATCGGCTTGTTGTTGAACTTCCAGACCAGGACCGGGATCCGGCCGTCGCTCGCGCGCACCACCTGCTCCCACCAGTCGGCGCGGAACCAGAACCCGTCCTTGTAGGCCTTGCACTCAATCGCGTGCCCGGGGATCTGGATATCGCACAGGTCCCGGGCCTGGTACTGGTCCAGGTTGCGCTTGCAGCTGAAGTTCAGGTGGTGCTTCGCGGCGAAGCCGTTCAGGCGCTTGACAATGTCGCGCTCAAAGGCCGCGCCCTTCTGCCGTGAGTTGGTCAATTTTTGAACACTCCAAATTTTTGCAAAATTTTATACCCCAGGGGACCCATGGGGGCAAGGTCGCGAAGGGGGTGGGTCCCTTTGGGGGTGGGGGGTCCCTGGGCCAGGATCCTGCCGGGGCCTAGGGTACCTTGGGATTGCGTTGAGATTTTTTGGGGATTGCGTGCGGTGAACTTAGCTAAAGCTATGCGCCTCGCGCGAGGTCGCGATTAGGGGGGTGCCACCCCCTAACCCCTTGATTTTTCTAGGTTTCTTGCCGACCCCCAGGAGTCCCTGACCCCGCGCCAGACCAGGTCTGAGGCCACAATGCCTTGCAAATCAAGCACTTAGGGGTCAAAAGCACGCTTTGAGGGTGCGCTGCTGTGTGCAGGGGCGCACAAGCTGGTCAATTTTTGACCAATCCCGGGCAAAATGCGCTTACCTGGGACGTCAATGGACAAAAGAAATCTGATCGAATCGAAGGAAAAAACAGATTTTTTCGAGCAAAAAGTAGAGGGCTTCGGGAGAGGCCCTCTACGCAGTTCTACGCCCCTCCTCCACCCTCACCCCTCAACATGCCCCTGAGACCGCCTGTGCTTCGATCTCAGCGGCGTTCTCCCAAAAGACGAGCTACCCTACAGGTCCTTATCGCTCAAGCTCTCATCGACGCCCAGGAGCTCGTTGAGCCGACGACGCACGTCGTCCTTGCTCATGGACTCCAGGTTGGCGTTGATGTTCAGGTTCTGCGTGCGATGCACCGTCAGCCCGGCCAGGTTGTGCAGCTCCTTCACGGCCGACACCGCGGCGTTGTACGCCCCGTTCTTGAACGCCTCCTCGGTGATCTCCCAGAGCACGCGCCCGGTCTTCTCCGGGGTGATGGCGTACTTGGTTCGGATCTCATCGCGCTTGACGTTGATCGCCTTGACCACGTTCGGGTGGTCGCGCCCGTTGACCAGCCGGCTCGCTGCCGCGGCCGGGAAGCTGAACCCCGCCCGCCTCGCCGCCTCGGTCCCGCTGCACGCGCCCTCCGTGTACCAGAACACGAACGCGCTCTGCATCTCCGTCAGCCCGAACTCCTCGTCGGGCTCAAAGCTCTGCGGCACGGGCACCACATCCTTCCGCCGCGCCTTCGGTGGTCGCCCTGGTCCTCGCTTCTGCTCAGCCATCGCCTTGCTCCTCGCTCGCTGGCTGCTCCTCGTCGAGCAGCAAGTAACGCCGCAGCGCCGCATATAACTCCGGGCGCCCGGCCTTCATTACCTTCACGTCCTTGCCAATTAAAACCCTGGCCTCGTTATTTAACATGAACCAATAGTTCGCCT